TTATTAGACGCATCCAAAACTTGTGTAATACATCCATTATCATAATAACTAGGATATACTCTATAAAACGTTTTAACACCTGTTTGTGAAAACGTAGATGTTTGTGTAAGACCTGTATTTAGTTCGGTGTACTTTACTTTTTGTCCAGATACTACATAAGCCGTGACCATACCAGCACGTTTTAAAGTGTCAGTAGACAATACCGCACTAGAATCATATTCAAAGTGATATGTACCTTCATCTAGTAGATAGTCACCTCTATCCTCATTGTAGCCATCTGTGTAATTCGTCCATCCATCAAAAGCTAGGTAAGTTGTAGTATCTAATAGGGTGAAAGTAGTAGTTAGTTTTTTGTATCTCTTTATTTGTACGTTGCAATATTGTGTAGTGTCTAAAGATGTTCCTACCGTATTATAGTTATTCGGGAAGCTTAAATGCGCTATGTACTCTTTTATGTATGGCGAAACGTTGTAGTAAGTTGCTCTATTTGTAGTGCTAGGTATTAACTTACTCAAAGTATAAGTAGGGTTTGTTGGCGCACTTCCTGAGTTCCAAATTCTCAATTCTACCTTTGTCTCAACTTGAGATGTTTCGTTTATCGTTACTATGAACGGTGATCTACAAAATATATTTGCCATTATTTCTTTAAACTTATTTTAAATAACTCATTTACTTCTAAACCGTATTCCTTAGCTATTTCCTCTGGTAGGTTTTTATATGCTTCTTGGAATGGTTTAGTGAAGAACATAGTAGGTTTTAATCCTTTAGCGTATATACTTTTAGTAATTACCCATGCCGTAGATTTATAACTCATAAACTTACCTCTTTCATCCTTGAATTGAAAACGTCTTTTCTCTACCCACTTTTGAATCTCTTGTGTTAATCCACCTTTTTTACCTGTACCACTACCAAATTTAAACGGTGACTTTGGTGCTTTTGCACTTGACTTTTTACCTTTAACACCTTGGTCTTGATATTGACCATACTCCTCCATAGTAAAATACAAACCTATAGAGTTAGGCATTACTTTATATTCACCCTTTATAGAGTTATATAGCTTCTTAGAAACGTTACTATCCTTGTTGGTAAGGTTTGCTTTAGCACGGCTTGTTACATGCTTTATAAAGCGATCTAATGCTTGTTGTATTTTCTCGCGATCTGCCATTAGCAAATAGTCATCTCATTAGCTATTTGTACGTCAAAGGTCATTGTCCATCCAGCAATACCACTTTCAAATCTATCTGTAAATGGTTCACATGTTGCCGTACCTACTATCTGAAAATTATCTGAATATAAATCTCCCCTTCTTACACTTTCGTACAATCTATTCAAAATAGCTAGTTGAGTGTTCATAATGTCTTGTTCGTTATCGTTTCCTAAGAAGACATCTGCAACCTCTTTAGTAATATCTAGTATATCCATTGCCATAACCGATACATTTAACTGTATAACGTTATCTATGAATGTGGCTTGGTTTACTATTATGTGTGATAGTGGGAATAAGGTTTGTTTGTTTATATCGATCTTATACACCGATCCCTCACTTACCGTATTCACCAATGGATCACTATCCAAGTGGTTTTTAAGTGTATCTATAACGTGGTAAAAACTCATTTCTTTGTTAGTTTTCTGTATTCAATTTGGTTTTTTTGCTTTTCAAATGTAAGGTAGGTAAGGCATTTGAGTAGTCCCATTCGGGTAACTCCTTCAAAGTTTCTAATGTCTCCTTTAGCAAGTGCATAGATTGACTGATACCATCCCCATTGTTGGGCAAATTGTGATTCTTCTGAGTACTCATTATATCCATCTCCTTCGTCTTCTGCTCTAAATAGTACAGGGTAGCTTTCAGTAATTCGTCTCTTAAATGGTAAAAAAAAACCATTGCGCCTAAAGCAACATTTAACGGTGCGTATTTCAGCAGGTCTGCCCATGTTGAAGTACCGTTGTATTCTTCTATTTCGTACTTGTCTTTAAACGTTCTAGTGATCGGTCGATACATTACTGCCATTGCTTTGTGCAGTGTGTCTATTTCACCTATATTATGATCTAAATCTATATACTCACCAAATGAGATATTCTCTAAGTCTGGGATAAATCCAAATTCTTTATCCTGTATTTTAAATCTAGGTACAAAGGTTGGTTTCTCACTAAACATTTCACTAAACTTACCTACCAATCTCTGAACATCCGATAGTCTAATATTTACTATTTGCTTTAGTTCTATACCACAAAATATTTCTATCATCTTTTGCGCTACAAACTCATCATCATTGGACTCCTTAGATACCTTTATAAACTCTTGATAGGACTTCAAAGGAATCTCTTGTGTGCTGGTTGGTATGAGTAATTCTAACTTCATAATCTATAAACTATTTATTTTTACTATTGTTGTACGCGAGAACTATACTATACGCCTCGCATAGCTTTTTAAAGTGCATACGCATTGACATTGGATTGTTGAATATAATCTTTACTTTGCGTCTCGTCTTTTCGTAGATATACGCTTCTACAACAGCGGACATTTCTTCGATAGTTACATTCATCCTATGTAGACTTTAGATGTGCCACGTCTTAAACCTACCGTTTCCATTTCATGGTATCTAAGTGAGTCAATTCCGTGGTTATTATAATCAACAGGTCTGTTTAAAGTTTTCCCTGTTCTATCTGTGTCCCAAACATAACCCCTCAATTCTTTAATCAAATTGGTTGAGTTAGAAGTAATCAAATACTCTTGAGACTGCATTACTTGTATTCCGTAGTTGATTGAGTCTTTACCCTTAGTAACTCCCCTAATCATTTTGCCGAATCGTTTAATCTCATCTATTGATTTAGGTTCAGAACTATCTGCGTAAATAGGAACGTTTGAAGGAAGTATCTTAGCAATGTCCGTGTTTAGCATGCCTGTTCTATACGCAATCTCATTGACTATTCTTTTTCCATTCCAATTATAGACCTCAACTATTGCCGTAGGGTCATTCGTATATCCAAAGTCTAACCCTATACCAAGTAGTTTGGCTTCTTCTGGTATCTTATCAATCGTAGACCAATTGTTGAATACCGAACCTTGAAGTGATCCAATCTCACCAAGTCCATAAACCTTCCACCAATTTTCCCAATAGGAACTTGTTTTTGCTTTCTCTTTAGCACTCTCAATCTCTTTGACGATATTCTCATCAAGTGCTTCGTTGTCTTTGTAGTTTAAGATTATAAAGTCGGCATCGTCTTGTGGTACGACCTCAGTATGCGCCCAAAACTCTTGAGTAGGGTTGAAGTCGATATATATCTCTTTGTTGGTCCGGATAGACAATTGAAGGTACGCTTCAAAGGTTACGTTGTTTGCCTCATTCACATAAAGGATATTCCTTCTCGCCCCTCGCAACTTATCATCCATGTCAGCACTAAAGAACTCGATATATGAACCATTTGCAAAAGTGTATGTGAGTAGTGACCTATTCCAATGTGCATCCACATACCTATTGGTTAGCTTCATGATTTTTAAAAAATCCTTCATCGCACCCCTCCTAAGGTGTGGTATAGACTCAGAGACTACACTTATCTCCAACATTGGTGTTCGTGCAGCCTTATCTATTAAGATTGGAAGTATGCCAAATGTTTTCCCTGCTTATTATCTCCCCCTACTAATTAAAGCAGGGGGATAAAAGGCAGAAGTTCCGCCCTGAATGACTTTTTTTCTTTTAGTCAATGAACGAATCTTCTTTATTGCCGTAGTATATTTAAACATTCTTGTATTCCTAAATGAATTTATGTATTCAAAATTACGGGTGTAGTATCCCTAAAACATTGAATTTTATTATTGTATTCCTATTCTTCAGTTTCGTCTTCTTGTCCTTCGTTGAATAATGGTTGTTCAATAACTGTCTGCTCAACCTTATCTACTAAGTTATTTAAACGCTGTGTGATGCTTGGATTGTAGATACCTGCCATACCTCCAGAGATTTGATCTTGACGTATTTCTCTCTTTATACGCGAACAGATAGCCAAAAAACGCTTATATCTTCCATTTGAGTTAGCAAAGTATTGATCCATACCATTTATAATACCTTGATCCCAAACATAACATTCAAAGCCTTCCATTGTTAAAGGTCTTTCTAACTCTGAATACTCACTTCGTCCTTCTTTACCTACAAAAGTGTGTTTGAGGATAGGATTGTTTTTAGCGTATCTCTTATACTCTTGGAATAGTTCCCACATTTTTTCGGGGCTTTCTATCTTATTCGGTCTTCCCATCTTTCAATTCTTCATATTGGTTACTACATATTGCTAGTCTTTGATCTTGATCGTATTCTTGTACCATCTTTGGATCACTCATACATCTCATTATGAAGTCTTTTTTTTCTTCCTGTGGTTTTGGTTGTGGTATTGGCATATCTAGTCTTTGTTAATTATTTCTTCTCCGGATTCTTTCACCGCTTCATATAAACTTATTAAGGCATATACCATTATACCTATAAAAGCCATTAGTGATAATAATAGAACTATTTTCATTAGTAAGTGTTATGTACGCGTTTTAATTGGTTTACTAAATCTCTTAAACAAGAACTGCACGATGTTGGTTGTTTCTTTTGGTTAAAGATACGATTGTATATCTCTAGAAGTTTTCGTTGTGTTT